TCCGGCCGTGTAGCACCGTGGTCCGGCAGGAATGAACTCGGCAACTGAAGTATCCAGAAACGAACGGTACGTTCCAATATCCGTCACCACCTGCGGAGCACCTGTGTAGAGATGCTCAATCTGACACAGACCAAATCCCTCGCCGTCTGAGGTATTGATACCAATATCACAGGCGTTGTAGAGCTCGTTGATTGTATCGTCCGAGAGAGCCTTGTTGTTCATGTCGCCCGTGTCAACGATGATCATACGCTTCCCAAGTTCCTCGACACTGAGACCATTGGCAATAAGTTCCGTATTGTAGATACGAGCAATGTCGTAGTATGCGCCCTGATTGACATTGATGCTCGTAACAAACAGCATGTAATACGGCTTCGTAGTATCCCGCTTGAGAAGGCGAACAAACCCCATGATCGCTAGGTCAAGACGCTTGCGGAAGCTGTTGCGATTCACATTGAGGAACAGAACCGAATCCGAGCTCATGTTCATACGAGCCCGAATGCTACTGCGAACAGATGGTGTCACCTTGCTAAAGACAGACGAATCCACCGCGTGCTCGAGAATACTCGTATCAGTGACAGGACCATACTTCTTGTACACATCCTCCCATGACTGCGTGAAGCAATAGATACGATCGGCATTCTTGTTCATGGTCTCAATCAGGGGAGGCGCAATACCCTCGTACACCTGATCGACATACAGCCAGAGCTTGTATGGAGTCTCACCCTTCTTGAACTTCATTGCCTCAATGAAACGATGGATGATAAGCGGGTCGTTATAGATCATGACAATGTCTGGATTCACCATCTCAAGGTACTCGTGGATCTTGTTGAAACCAAACCCCTCCTCCTTAGGATCCTCATTCGCCGCTGCGTCGTAGGCGACAATTCCAGTAGGGACCTTGCGAACAAACTCACGCTTGGGATGGCGCTGAAACCCGAAATGATACGTCTTCACAGCGGGAGCCAGCTTCGTCAACTGCTTCAGTAGGTTATACGCCACCTTCGAGTACCCTGTCGTCTGATCAACGTGTGTGCTCACAAGAACAAATCTCATTACTGTTGTAGTCTTTTCTCTACGTAAATCACAAATGCAGGTCAACAACACTCAGGATTACATTAGTCAGAAGAAGCGACAGATCATCGCTAAGTCGATTTCAGTTGCGTCTCCTCAGCAGAAGAGCCGTACTAACCAGCTATATCTTGCCGTCGCCGGAAACGGTGCGGATCAGTACAATCGCTTTGTCAGTGCTCCCGGTCGCAACAATATCTACGGTGCTCCACTTGGTAAGACATTCACATCCGTCTGCTGCAAGCCGGCGAACGCTAGTACACTGGCGTACACACCTCCTGCTGGATACACTACGATCCGTCCGTATCTTGCCTAAACAAACCCTCTGTCTTCTATACAATAGTATGCCTGGCGGTCTAATTCAATTAGCCGGCGTCGGAGCCCAGAATGAACTCGTCAATGGAAATCCTTCCATGACGCATTTTCGGGCTGTGTACCGCCGTCACACGAACTTTGCAATGGAGTCGATCCGAATGTCTTTCACCGGTACGAACTTATCGTTCGCACAAACCAGCACACGAACAATTTCGTGTCGTATCGATCGCTATGCACAGCTCCTTATGGATACATATTTGATTATCACGCTCCCGGATGTTTGGTCTCCACTGTCATACCTGGGTCTGGGCGTATCACCTCCTGATGGATATGACAAACGTTCGAACTCAATTGGATACGAATTCAAGTGGATCAAGAATATCGGTTACAACCTGATCGATAAGATCACTATCACGGCCAACGGTCAGGTCCTTCAAACTCTGACGGGCGAGTGGCTCAAGATGTATTCCTACTTGACACACGACTCAAATAAGCGTAAGGTCGTTGATCAGATGGTTGGAAACGTCCCCGAGCTCTATGATCCGGCAAATGGAAACGGACGCTCTAATCAGTACCCCCACGCAGTGGCCCCTACTGCCTATCCGGGCCTGACGCCAAACACTCTCGTTCCCGAGCCGAGCATTCGCTCTCGTCAGCTCACCATTCCTCTTCACTTCTGGTTCTGTGAGAATCCTGGTCTGGCTCTTCCATTGGTGGCAATGCAGAACTCGGACGTATACATTAACGTCACGTATCGCCCTCTTGCGGATCTATATACAGTTATTGATACCGACAGTACATCCCATACGTACGGACAGCGTATCGCACCGACAAAGCTGGGAATCGGCATGTTCTTGTCGCCACCGAATCCGAACGGGACACCCAGCCAACCCGGGTTGTCATCCTTTTTCCCTGACCCATGGCTCGAGGGCAATTTCGTATACGTCACCGATATGGAGATGAATCAACTAGCCTCTGCAGATCAGACATTCCTAGTCAAGACGATCAATTACATCAGTAACTCAGGTCAGTATGGTTCGAGTGATATGTTGGTTCCCGCTTTCAATCTGGTGACACGCATGGTGTTTTCAGCGCAGCGGACAGATAAGATCCTCACGAATGACTGGGACAATTACACGAATTGGGACGATCCTCATGCGGCTCCATTTACAACAACGAACACAGACGTCTTCTCAAGTCTGACCAATTCGAGTCAGTCGCAGACATTCTTGTATTCGAGTGGTCAGCAGCAAATCACATCGGTTTCCCCTCGTGATCCGGTCATTGACGGTCTCATTCTGCTTGATGGCAAAGAACGATTTTCTATAAAACCGGTCAGCTACTTTTCATTGATTCAAATGTACAAACATACAACAGGAGAGGCTCCTGGTCTTCCAGGTGTCTATCAGTATTCCTTTGCCCTCAATAACGACATGTATCAGCCAAGCGGCGCACTCAATGCCAGCATGTTTAACAAGACAATTCTCAGATTGACACTTCAGCAACCAATTCCGACGGCAGCTGGTATTCAGTCGCAGCAGGTTCAGACTGTTCTGAAATCAAGCGTATTCAGTCCCAACCCTGTTATCATTCCGACCGATCAGTGTCCTCTATATGATCCCTCGGAGCTTGTGACCATTGTTGTCAACACAAACGGAGACAATGTCATCTTTGCTTATACGTACGACGTAGGCGTCTACGTAGAAGCGATCAACTTTTTACGCATCACAAGTGGTCTCGCGAATTTCGTATTTGCTAACTAACAATGAGCGTGACAATCAAACAAGCAACATGGGGCGACGAGACTCAGGCCACGGACATTACGGAAAGTATTCAAAAACAAATGAAGAATGGGTCCATCAACTTAGTCGCAAATTCAAGCCTGATACCTGCCGTGGCACTGTTTAACACTGTCGCAAACTTATCGGATGACGATAAGGCAGATATAAAAACACAGGCAATCGCAAACTGCCAGGGAAATGCGAATGACATGGGCTGTATTGCAGCTCAGACGGCAAACCTTGAAGCGAGTACACTTCAAACGAAGATTGCTCGACAGAATTCGCCGGCGAACATCATTGAGGGCCGGCGTTTGACAGTGAATCTCATTGATGAAAAAGGAAACGAGAAAACCGTGATGGTTCCTGAGGGCCAGACACTTACTGCCGGCAAGTCCCCTGCAACAACACCGACATCATCGGTATCGTCAAGCGTGAGTTCAACTACCATTAGCTTTCTTACAAAAGGAGGAGGCATTATCGTCACAATCATCCTAGCGGTCCTCTGGGTATTCAGTATCGCAGCTACATACCGTGCGTTGGTAATGAAAAACCATATCATGACCGCCTACGTATTGACTGCACTTGCGATCTTCATCCCGTACTCTGGATTAATCACAACACCAGTTGCCCTGGCTATCTTTTCATACTTAGAAAAACAACCCAAGAGTGTATAATGATACAAGCTCTCTGGGTCATTGCGGGGGTCATTGTGGGTATGCTTATTTCATGCGTTATCACACCGCCCACTCGTAAAGAAGTCACTGTCCCTACACCCCACGATACCGGTGTGTTTCACACGGACACGGGATGCATTCGTGTGAATTCGGTCGAGGTGCCGTGTGGAGACAATTCAGACTCTTTCAATCTTCTCGCTGTTAAGCAATGATCAATATCACACAGGGTCTTGAACGAGCCTCGGCCTTCTTTTCATTCGTGATCGGCTTGGGAATCTCTGTACTGCTGTTTCACCGTAATTACGATAGCTATCGCACACTTGCTCTTCCACTGACTGAAGTTCAAACAAAGACGAACAAAGTAGATGGAAAATGTTACTCGTATCGCGTGGAAGACGCCACATGTGAAATCCCGTCTTCCTCATAAACAATGGACTCTGACGCCACTCCGCTCGATGCTCTTTTGCCGTCGCCCCAGGGCCCTCAATCTGCCGGACCCATGCCCGGTATGGCAGGTTCTGATCACCACCCTCGTACACAGATGACACCGTCGTTTAAGCCGAGTTTACCCATGATGCGCCTCATGTGGGCCAACCTCACATTGTATGTGTCGTTCTTTCTTGTGACCGTTGCACTGTCTCTATCTGCACCTCGCGATCTCATTCTGAAGTATGTGCCGAATGCCTATACGTCGGGCGGAATTTTATCGTGGCAGGGCGCTGGAGTATTGGGTGCTGTAGCCGTTGTGGCATCGCACCTCGCGAATAACTTCCTTGTAAGCACGTTCGTCTAAAATGGATTTACATATCGTTTGACAACCGTATTTCAGTGCTGAAAATGAATACTCCTTCCAACGACTTTGACTACGCGACGCTCGGTTACACCATTAACGAGATCGACATGCTCCGGGACGCCACTCAGGCAGTGAACTCTACGGATGGAGGCTGGACCATCCTTCGCAAGTTCAACGACCCCAATGGGTTCTCGTGGACGCAACAACCGGACG